GCCCGGAGATTTTAATGTCATCATGCCTGGTGCCGGTCACGCCAAAGAGGTGGGCCAGAGGTACAAGCGGACACCCACGGTGGATGTGATTTACTACCCCAAGGCCGGGGATGCGGAGTGCTATGGTATGGCACACCGGCTGTCCTTTGTCCTGGGGAGCATCACAACCCCGGAGGGGGACATCATCCACGCCACCGGCTGTGAGTGGACGCTGGCGGAGGATGTCCTGCATGTGCTTTTGAGCTATGACCACTTCGTCCGTGTCCCGCTGGAGCAGGAGAACATGGAAACTCTCAAAATCAATGAGGAGGGATAAGCCAATGGCAAAAACCCAGACCACGGAGGCCAATGCCGCCGCCTTTACCAAGGCGCAGTTGGTGGCCTCTCAGAGATATGTCCACCGGCGGGACCTGATCGGCGCACTGCTGGAGGATGGCAAGACTTACACCTTGAATGAGGTGGATGCGCTGATTGAAAAGTTTATGAAAGGCAAGGTGAGATAAATGGCTCTTGGCGGAGGTAACTGGCTGACCCAGAACAAGGTCCTGCCCGGCAGCTACATCAATTTCTCCAGCGTGGCAAAGGCATCCGCCACTCTGTCTGACAGAGGCTATGCGGCAGCGCCCTTTGTTCTGAGCTGGGGCCCGGAGGGTGAGGTTTTCCCCGTCACCTCTGGTGAGTTTCAGAAAAACAGCAAGGCCATCTTCGGTTATGGGTATGACCACCCCAAGCTGCTGGCCCTGCGTGAGATTTTCCAGCACGCCACCACCGTCTACTGCTGGCGGCTGGGCAACGGCGAAAAGGCAAGCTGCACCTATGCGGATGCCAAGTACCCCGGTGTGCGTGGCAATGACCTCTCTATTGTCATCGCCTCCAATGTCGATGACACCAGCGCATGGGATGTGAGCACCTACCTGGACGGCCAGTGTGTTGACACCCAGACGGTCAAGGCGGCCACTGATCTGGTGGCCAATGACTATGTGGTTTTCAAGACCAGCGCCACGCTGGTGGCCACTGCGGGCACCAAGCTGACCGGCGGCGCTGATGATGCGGCAGTCACCGGCGAGGACCACCAGGCTTTTCTGGATAAGCTGGAGGCCTATGCTTTTAACACCCTGTGCTGCCCGGCCACGGAGAGCACCGTGGTCAACCTGTATGTCAAGTACACCCAGCGCATGAGGGATGAGGTAGGTGCCAAATTCCAGCTTGTGGCCTGGAAACCCAGCGCTGACTATGAGGGCGTGATTGGTGTGTGGAACACTGCCACCCACGCCACCATTGCCGATGTGGACACCCAGGCGGTGGTCTACTGGACTACTGGCGCACATGCTGGCGTGGCCGTTAACAAGTCCCTCACCAATGCCAAGTATGACGGTGAGCTCATTCTGGACACCGAATACACCCAGGCAGCGCTTGAGGCGGCCCTCAAGGCAGGCAAGTTTATGTTCCACAATGTCAACGGGGTCACCCGTGTGCTGGAGGACATCAACACCCTGCTGACCCTCTCCGACACCAAGGGAGAGGTTTTCCAGTCCAACCAGACCATCCGTGTGTGTGACCAGATCGCCAATGACACGGCGGTGCTGTTCAACACCCGCTATGTGGGCACCGTGCCCAATGATGCCTCTGGCCGTGCCTCCCTGTGGGGCGATGTGGTCAAGCTCATCCAGGAGCTTGAGAAAATCCGTGCTGTTGAGAACTTTGACCCTGACACGGTGACCTGTGAGCAGGGTGACAAGAAAAAGGCAGTGCTGCTGACCATCAACGGCCTCAACATCATCAACGCCATGGCCCAGCTCTACATGAGCGTTATCATTCAGTAAAGGAGGATTGTGACACATGGCTGACAAAATCTCTATGAACACCCAGGATGCCGTAAGCGCCAACTTTGCTGAGTGCTTTGTGACGCTGAACGGCACCCGCTACTCCATGCTGATGGCCAAGGAGTTTGAGGGCAAGGCCTCCATCAACACCAAGGAAGTCTACCGTCTGGGCAATCCCGTGATCGGCCACAAGGCCCAAACCATTGCCCTGGCTTTCTCCATGACGGTCTACAAGTGCACGGAAATCTTTGACCAGGTGGTTGAGGACTTCATCAAGACGGGTGTGATGCCTACCTTTGACATCCAGACCTCCAACGATGACCCCGCCACCTCCGTTGGCCGGAGCACCAAGATTTACAACAACTGCGTGCTGGATGGTGATGTGCTGCTGTCCATGTTCAACGCAGAGGGTGACTTTGTGGAGCAGACCCTTGAGGGCTACTGCGACAGCTTCACCCGCCCCGAAAAGCACACCAACCCGTCCTATATGTAAGGGCGGCCAACTAAAGGAGGAAATCATCCATGAGTAACCTGTCCGCATTTATGCACGCCAATGTTGAGCAGATCGAAAACTACAAGTTTGCCGCCTCCCCCCGTTTCAAGGGGGAGGATGGCAAGCCCATGTTGTGGGAAATCTGCTGCATCTCCGCTGATGAATACGCCCGCATCCGCAACTCCTGCGTCCGGCAGGTGCCGGTGCCCGGCAAAAAGGGCCAGTACACCCAGCAGCTTGATAGCTACGCTTTCCAGGCCAAGGTGTGCGCCCGCTGCACGGTGTTCCCGGACCTGAGCAACGCAGAGCTCCAGAATGACTGGGGTGTTGCCAAGCCGGAGGAGCTGCTGGGCAAGCTGCTCATCGGCGGTGAGTTTGATGACTATGTGACGGAAGTTTTCCAGCTCAACGGTTTCAAGACTGAGAATGAGCTGGTTGATGAGGCAAAAAACTAATAGAGGACGGTGACCCAGAGGCCAGCTATGCACATTTCTGTCTGCAAAAGTTTGGCTGGGAGCCGTCCAAGTTTTTGAGCCTGCCCGTCAAGGAGCGTGCTTTTGTCATCGCCTCTATTGATGCCCGCTGTGCGGCGGAGCGGAAAAAAGAGGCGGAACTCAAGAACAAAGCAAAACGCAAATAAGGCTCCCGCCCTGAGCGATACAGGGCGGGAGCTTTTCCCAAGGTGGTGAAACTATGGCAACTATCAGATCGCAAATGGTCCTCAATGACGGGATGAGCGCCGTGCTCAAGAGGATAACCTCCGCACTTGACACTACGCTCAACGCCTTTGAGCAGGTCCAGCGTGCCTCTGGCAGAGCTGTTGATGCCACCCAGATTGCACAAGCACGCTCCCAGCTTGTGGGAGCAAATGCCGAAATCCAGGAGATGGCGGACGGCTACCGCAGAGCCGCAGAGCAGGAGGAAAACCTCAACCGAGGCCTCCGCACCGGCGGCTCCCTGGCAGATGGTATGCTGGGCAAGGTCAAGACCCTGGTGGCCACACTGGCCGCCGGTGCCGGGCTCAATAAGCTCATCGGCCTCTCTGACCAGATGACCGGCACCACCGCCCGCCTGTCTTTCCTTGTGGATGACGGCGGCAGCGTGGATGAGCTGGAGGCCAAAATCATGGCCTCTGCCCAGCGCTCCAGAGCTGCCTACCTTGGCACGGCATCTGCTATTGCCAGCATGGGCGCAAACGCTGGAGCCGCTTTCAGCTCCAACGATGAGCTCATTGCTTTTATGGAGCAGGTCAACCGCCAGTTTACCATTGGCGGCGCATCCGCCCAAGGGCAGGCGGCGGCCATGCTCCAGCTCACCCAGGCAATGGCGGCAGGCGCTCTGAGAGGCGAGGAGCTAAACTCCATCCTTGAAAATGCGCCCGGCATCGCCAGAGCTATTGAGCAGTACATGGGCATTGCAGAGGGCTCCATCAAGCAATATGCCCAGGAGGGCCAGGTCACCGCCGAGGTGGTCAAAAACGCCCTTTTCTCTGTGGCAGATGAAACCAACGCCAAGTTTGAGAGCATGCCCATGACCTGGGCGCAAATCTGGACCAACATGCAAAACCGGGCGCTCCAGACATTGGACCCCGTTCTCAACAAGCTCAACAAGCTGGCCAACAGTGAGCAATTCAGCACGGTGGTGGATGGGGCCTTGAACGCCTTGGCCACCATCACGGCCCTTGCCTCCGGCATCCTTGATGTGTTCGTCAACATCGGCTCTGCCGTGGTTGATAACTGGTCTGTGATTGAGCCTATTGCCTGGGGCCTTGTGGCTGCACTTGTGGCCTACAACGCCGTGGCGCTCATCACTCAGGCCATCAATGGCGCTGTGGCGCTCTCTGCTGGCGTGAAAGCGGCGGCAGAGATGATGAGCACTGGGGCAACCTTTGCCGCTACGGCGGCACAGTACGGCCTCAATGCGGCCCTGCTGGCCTGCCCCATCACCTGGATAGTGGTGGGGGTCATCGCCCTTGTGGCGGGCATCATCGCCCTGTGCAACTGGATTGCTAAGACCACCGGCGTGGCGGCCACGGGCTTTGGAGTTATCACCGGCGGCATCAATGTGGCCATTCAAGCCGTGTGGAACGCCATGCTTGTGGTGGCCAATGTGGCCATTGGCATCTGGAACGCTCTGGGTGCCTGCTGCTCCAACATCGGCACCGCTTTCCACAATGTCATCTCCAATGTGCAAGGCTGGTTTTACGGCCTGCTGTCTACCGCCCTCACCGTTGTAGAGGGCATCTGTGCGGCTTTGAACAAGCTGCCCTTTGTCGAGTTTGACTACTCCGGCATTTCCGCAAAGGCGGATGAATACGCTGCAAAATCGGCGGAGGCCTATGGCAGTGTTGAGGAGTACCAGAACATTGGGGACGCTTTCACCAAAGGCTACAACACCTTTGACACATTCACGGTTGGCTGGGCCTCTGATGCTTTCAAGGCCGGTGCATCGTGGGGTGACGGTGTGGCTGATAAGGTGAGCGGTTTCTTTGACTTCGGTGGAGGCAGCACCGGCGGCACGGACCTTGGCAGCGGTTTTGACCTGAGCAGCATTGCTGACAACACCGGGCTGACCGCCGACAATACCGGCAAGACCGCTGATGCTCTGGCCGTGACAGAGGAACAGCTTGAATACCTGCGGGACATCGCAGAAAGGGATGCAATCAACCGTTTCACCACCGCAGAGGTCAAGATTGACATGACCGGCATGACCAACAGAATTGACGGCAGTGCTGATCTGGACGGCGTTATCAGCCAGCTCACCGAGGGCTTTACTGAGGCGCTGGTCACCGCTGCTGAGGGGGTGCACGCATGAGTTATTCCTGTTATCTGGGCGGCGTGGAGTGGCCCACTCCTGCCAAGCTGACCGTAAAAATCAAGGGCAAAAATAAGACGCTCACGCTGCTCAATGAGGGTGAGATCAATTTCCTCCGCACCCCTGGGCTGAGTGAGATCGTGCTGCCGGTGACGCT